GATTCAGAGGTTATATATAGTGCGAGGACTACTTTCACACAAACCGTGAGTGTAGGGAGTTTAGAACCCAAGTGGCAGGCCCCGAACTTGACCATCAGTGCATTACCATGTGATTTGTATGATCAAGAGGAACAGAAGATTGTTGGTGATATTGTAGGATGCTATCCTGCAGGAGATCAAAGGATTCTAACTGACCAGAAGGAGGTTGTAGTAGGACCAGTTAATATGTACCCCATAAACTCAGGGGGGGACACAGTAGGTGAAGTGCAGATTATACGACAAAATGACCCTAGATACGTCAAATACGATACGGCTGACTCTGTAACTATAAAAATGGTATTAGGGGTGAGTAATTGGACTAACCCGGGTTTTCTGCTATGTACTAGAGTGGCCGACCCTAGTACTCGCCAGGCTGTACCAGAAATGCACCAGCCTGAAGGCGTTAGAGAAGTGGTGGCTTCTATTGCCAAACCAATAGCTAATTTTGTTAGCGAGGTGGGGGAAGGAATAGGGGCTACAGTGCCTACACCGCTAAAATTAACCGCCCTTGGTTCTGTAACTGGAGTTGGGGGCGTTGCTGGGTATGCACTTGGGCGAATCATTGACACTACAATGAATGTGGTTAGCATTGGAATGGACTGCAGTAAAGTGGTCTATGAGTATATAACAACATCTATACATAACATTTGCGAATCAGTGGCCGGTATTTCTATATCAGATGAGACACAGAGGAGAATAATAAAGGCTTTGATTACGTTGCTGAAGGTCATAAGATCGAGTCCTGCTAAGTACGTGTTGGTAGAATTTTGTAGTTTTATAATGAACGTATTAGAGACATTAGGTTATATAGATTTAGCATCAGTCTTTGCTGCAGAAGCAACACTAACCGCGTTGCTCTTATCACACGATAAGATATTAGCAGAGGCTGATTACAACTCTAATCAGAGGAAAAACTTGTATAAGGATTATTTAGTTACATTTGGTGTACTTATATGTGGTATGTTAGGATATAGTAGTAAAACTTCAGAAGGCATCAAGGATACAATATATAATATAGTTGATAAGGTTATTTCAGGTAAGGCATTGACATTTGCCACCATCACTGCTAGTGTTATAAAGACTATGGAATGTATCTATGATTTAATTGTAGGTAAGGATAGCGAAGAGTTAAAGTTATTGAAGGAGATGGAAGAGCAAGAGGATGGTATTGTCACATGGGCTCAGGAAGTTAATATATTGTGTGACCCTGAATTTAGAGCGACTCTGTTGAGTAGTGAACAGGCCCAAGTTAGGCTAAAAGAAGCCCACTATAAATCGACAGTGTATTTTAGCAAGTATTGTAAGTTAGGTAAGTCTGAGGTAAGTAAAGTGTTATTATATTTTCATTCTAAATTAATAAAATTATATGAGGAGGTTGGACCCTCAATTTCAAAATTTGACGCGCATTTTGACCCATTTTGTATTTGGCTTGGGGGAGCCCCCGGTATCGGCAAATCAACTATTGTTGATAAGTTGATGGTAGATCTTATGTGTAGTCAGGGCATAGTTCACGATGGTAGCCCAATATTTACCAAGAATGTCCAGACGGAGTATTGGAATTTATATAATGCACAACCTGGTATATTGTTTGATGACATGTTGGTCATGCAAGATGAGGAATCCACACGGGGTGAACTATCTAACTTCTTAACCATTAAGTCAACGGCTCCATTTAATGCACCATGTGCTGCTATTTCCGACAAGAAGAAACTCGTTACCTCAAAAATAATAGCAGTCTTGTCTAATCACTATTATCCTAAACCTAATTTTATCCCAGATATAAAGAGTGTTTGGCGGAGGAGAAATGTATTGGCACATGTTGCATATTCTGATTGGATGGAGGAAAACCTCTGGATGGAAGCCATCAATGAACCAACTCCACAGTTCTATACGAAGTACCATGAAGAGCTCAAACAAAATAAACATTTGAAGTTTGGGTTGATGCACCCTTTAGAACATACAGACCCCAATTCTATTAAACATTGGTTGACTTATGATGAATTTAGGGCTAAATTACATGGAATGTTCGATGCTTATTATAACTCACAAATGATGACATTACAAGACCGCTTTAAGGATTTTAATCCATTAAGTACTAAAGCTTGGCACGAGAGGATAGTCAGTGGAAATGTTCCTGCTCCGATTCTGGAAAAAGTGAAAGCTAATATACAAGATGTTGGGGGAGCGGATGAACAAGATCAGGTTTCTAAGGAACAACTAATGGCACGCATAAACACCACATTGGGTGTAACTAATGATACGCCGAACCAAATAGAGGCTGTTCCAGAGATGGCAGGTGCCGGGCCCTTACAGTTCTCATCAGATAGGGTAAGTAAGTATTTGCAGGAAACTGCATATGTATTTAATAGGGTTAATAAGTCAGTTAGTATCACAACCACCGAACCATGCTATTGTCCCTTTGTTTCTATGGGGGAATATGATCCATCCTCTGAGGAGGTGCTTTTACCAGTTGTAAGTAATACGGGTGAGATAGATATTAAGAGGGTCTCATATGATGAGAAGTGTTCAATGACATGCCTAAGGAATCACATGACTATGGATGAGTTAATAACATTTAAGTATGAGATTATTAAGAATATGGATTTAAAATACTTGCCAGAAGAATGTCAACCATCATTTGTGCAGAGAGTTAAGAGTAAATTTGTCGGGGTTGGAGCGTACATGTTAGATAAGCTCAAATCATCAATAAAAAGTATATCAAATGTAATTATGGATACTATAAGATCACTGCCCAAATATCAGATATTAATGTGTATTACACTAATTATAGGTGCTATTTATGTTATGAATAAGGTTTATTATAGTTTCTTTGCCAGAGAGAGCCCTCCAGTGCATGTCACAGAAGATGCTATTTTTTTGGGTAGGTTAAATAAGTATTATGATTGCCCAGCAACTGTTTATGCTGATCCATCTAATCCAACTAGAACACAAACAGTAACAAGAGTTGATGATATTGTTTTCCCGGTACTTGTGAATGAGGAAGAGGAGCCAGAAAATGATAATAGTAGGAACCCCCGCACTCGGAAAACTAAGAATCCTTTTAAACGCACGGTTGTTAAGGTAGCGGGGCAATCTCTTGATAAGTATACTAAACAGAATTATGTACCCAAGATTCAGGGTCGCGAATTCAAAGGGATTCGCCCTGATAATCAACGTAAGGGGCGCTTAGAATATAACAACAATAAACAGGTTGATTCAGCTCAGAAGCTCAAGAGCATTGTTAGAAACACCATTCTATTGGAGACGCTGGCCATGGATGAAGACGACCAGCTGCTAGGGGGAGCGAATATTAGGGGACTTGCTATCAAGGGTCGCACTGTTCTGGTTCCCTATCATTTCTTTGAATATTTTCGGGAGATCCCAGACAGTGTGAAATTGGAATGCTCAATAGTGATATCAGATAAGACAGGCTTTTCTAGTGTTGTAACGGTTGACCACCGCGCCATAACATATGAAAGAATCGGAGAGCAAGACATGGTTTTGGCTAAGTTGCCAATGAGAGTACCCATATTCAAGGACATCTCAGCCCGTTTCCAACGGAAGGAGGATGCGAAGAATTTTAGTGGGCGAGCTATAGTGTATGAGCAGTTGTTGGACCCAGAGGGTTTCACTTACATGAAATTGCACGAAACATCTGTGAGGAGGGATGCGCTAACAATAGTTTATAGTGATGAATTTAGGTTTGACCTAATAGGTTATAGTTATCCGATACATGGGAACGGTATGTGTGGATCCCTTATTATAAATCCACGTAATTTTGAGATTTGTGGGATGCATGTCGCGGGTGAGGCATACGGTTCCACTGGTTGGGGAGTTATGTTGATTCGGGAGATGTTTTCAGATATTGCAGAAATGTGTGCCGACCCAGATGAATATGAGGATCTAGTTTCAGATGCAGCAGGTATGTTTGTCCCAGGGAATAATGCTATAGTGGTAGGTAAAGTTAGTAAAATCGCTTTCCAGCAATGTAAAACTAGTTACAAGCGTACCAGATGTGCGGAGGTTCTATGTGCACCAGTGCGATCACCTTGTACCCTATATGACCCAGAAGATAAGACCAAATTTCCAGGCTACACGGCACTTAAAGCGGGTGTGGACCGGCAAACAGGAATTAATTCACGCCCTTTTAATCACAAAAGTATTCAATCAGCAAAGGATATGTTAAAGAATTTACTGCTAACAAATTGTGTCCCTGTCAAGCCAGTAGTGAGTGAAAATACCGTAGAAGTAGCAGTGAATGGTCTGGATGGTGTGCCCTTCTTTAATAAAATAAGGTTTGACACATCTCCAGGCTATCCACTTAACACTTTAGCAAAAAGAGGTAAGAATGCCTATTTTGAGTATGATGTGGGGGGCGACATGGTAATGAGAGACGAACTTTTGACCATCTATAATATGAATCATGGTAAGCGCATCTCCAATATTGTACCTATTACTCTCTACCAGGATGTTCTTAAGGACGAGAAACTGATAAATGCAAAAGCTCAGAGGGTGGATAAAACACGCTTAATAAATGCTTGTCCATTGGACCTCCTGATAGAGACAAGGAAGTATTGCCTTGACTTTACTGCTGCTATGATGAATTCCCGCTTGGATGTCATGTGTGGTGTGGGAATCAACCCTCGAGGATTAGATTGGAACCAACTGGCCCTGCGATTACTATCTAAGAACGATAAATTGTTCGATGCCGACTACTCCAATTTTGGCCCTGGGCTGGATGCCGAGTTGGTTGGGGTTGTATTCGATGTTATTAATGATTGGTATGAACATAATGGCGCAGATGGCCTTACTGAACAACATCAGCAAATTAGGCGTATACTTGGTCATGAAGCTGCTTTTGCACATCACATCGTTCATGATACAGTGTTCCAAACTCTTAAAGGGAGCCCTTCTGGCCACCCTATGACTACTTTAATTAATAGTCTTGTTAATCTGTTATACATAATGATAGCTTGGGTAGAAATAATGGATGGAAAATATTCAGCACAGTCTTTCTTTAATCATGTTTATGTTTGTGTGTATGGGGATGATTTGATTGGGTCTGTCTCGCCATGTGTTTCTTCTAATTTTAATGCATCAACATTCGCCTCGTTTATGATGTCGCATGGTATCAAGGTGACACCAGCGGAGAAACAGGGTTTCTTCACAAATACTGGGATGCCGATTGGGGAGGTAACTTTTTTGAAACACTCTTTCGCAAAACACCCGACCCGTGGTATTTACCAAGCTAGATTGGATAAACCCATAATAGAGGACATCCCCAATTGGTACAGGCCACAAGAAGCAGGACCTATATCGGAGGAGAAAATGATTACGATCCTGATGGAACAATCAATAGCCTTTGCTTATGCACACGGCAAGGAGTATTATCAATCAATCTTATCTAAATGTCAGAAATGGTGTGCAAATAATAATATAATGCTTATCTATAAAACTTGGGAGGAGTATGATAGGCAGTGTTATGAGGAGGATTATGTGGAATTTGATGGAGATGAAATATTCGACTTAATTTGATTGTAGCACTTAAATAATAGTTCTTTTCTATAATTATATCAATTACTTAACTTGGTGGTGGTTATAGTTAGAGGG